AGGGCGCTATCCAGGAACAGGTCGGGGTCAAAGAACTCGACATAGCGCACAGTGTTGCCGTCAACGGTGCGCTGAACCACGCACCAGACCTCGTCGCCGTCGGCGCCGGGAATGACGGCGACGCTCTCGAACGCGCCGTCGGACACCTGGCGGGCCCAGGCGCTGACCAGCTCCTGCGGATCGTAGGTGAAGCTCGCCAGCACGCCGTCGCCGCGCACGCACCATAAGACCCGGTCGATCGCCTCCAGATCGGTGCCCTGGTAGCTGCCCGACCATCCCTGCTCTTGCCAGGCCATCTCCTGCACGCCGGCGTCGATGACATGATCGGACACCAGCGACAGGTGCGCCGCGATGAACTGGCTTTCCGCGTCGTCGAAGCGCATGTCGCGCAGCTCGCGCCCGCGTCTGGTCGAATTGCCGCGGCGCTCGATATAGAGCACCCGGTTGTCGACCTCGGCCGGGTCGCGGTCGTCGGCGCCGGCGGTGATCCGCCGCTTGATGGTGAAGTTGGATACCGTCACCGGCGACGAGGCCGGTCGCTCGACCACCCACACGCCGCCGGTGGTGCCGACGACCAGGTCGGTGCCGCCGACCACCCAGCGGATCGGGTTGGCCTGGCGGGCGAAGATGTCCTTGGTGAAACCGTCGCTGTCGCCCGTGCCCGTGGTCATGTCCTGCACGTTGGCCGACCTGGAGAACCACAACCGTTGGGGATGGTTGACCGAATAGCCGAAGACGAGGCGCTGCTCGAAGAAGGCCACCGCGGCCGGATAGTCGCCGTCTGCGGTGAACGGGTCGCTCGCGGGCAGGTAGGGGGTCAGCGACCACGAGGCATGACCGGATCGGGTCAGCTGCTGTGGCTTGTAGTCGGCATGCACCAGCCACATGGTGTCGGCGTCCTGCACCGTCTTCAGGGCGAACAGGTCCGCCGCGGCATAGGGCGTGTCGATCTCCACCGGGGCATCGTCGAGCAACGCTACGTCGTCGATGCCGTGGCTGCCGTTCTCCTCGTTGCGGAACTGCAGGTAGAACGGGCTGGCGTCCGGCGTGAACTGGATGCAGTGATAGCCGTCGAGCAGCGTGGAATCGGCCAGGTACTGCTCGCCGCCCGAGGACGAGCCGACGCGCAGCTTTATCGCCCCCGACGCGCCGGCCCCGACCACGCGCAGACGCAGCACGTGCTCCGTGCCCGTCTGGCTGGTGGTGACCGCCTGCTCGGCCACGGCGACGTCGCTGCCGTTGCCGTTGAGCTGCAGGCGCTGGTTGCCGGCGTCGTGGGCGATCGACGCGGCGCCGGTCGAATTGTCGGTCCAGCCGGCAATGCCGGCGGCAAAGTCGCCGTTGACGATGGCCGCATCGGTCTCCCCGGCCACGACCTGGCCACGCTCGCGGAAAACCCGCATCGCCTTGTCGGCGAGCTCCAGCGCATAGGTGTCGGAGACGTTGAAGACGAACGAGAGCAGTCGGCTCGCCTCGTCCGCGTCCTTCGTTGCCGCCACGTAGCGCAGCCCCGGCCGCACCGTCGCCCCGCCGTGGCTCAGCGGCAGCCAGTTCTGCATCGTCCGGCAGCCCTGATAGTACTGCGCCAGGTCGATCCGCCCGCGCATCCGTGGGCTGAGCTCGCCGCGGGTAAACTGGTTCTGGATCACCGAGGCTCGGGCCATGGCTAACCTCTCACGCCCACGAACACCCCCATCTCCGGCTCGTCCTGCGCCCCCTCCAGTCCGTCGGCCAGGCGATGCTCCTTCCAGTGCCGCTGGAAGCGCTTCTCCGACTGCGCGGTGCGGGTCTCCGAGCGAGTCAGCGGGTAGGCCAACAGTGCCGCCAGGTAGGAACTGAACGCCTCCGTGAAGGTCGGGCTGAACTGCAGCGGGTCGGTGACGCGCGCGGTGTAGAGCAGATGCAGCGCGTTGTCGTGGTCGCTCAGCAGCTCGCGCCCCTCGACCACGAAGTCGTGCCGCCAGGCGCCGTTGTGCCACAGGCGGCGCGCGGCCAGGCAGAACGGCGCGCTCGGCAGGGCGTAGGCGAAGCGGTAGCCGAACGCCGGCGCCTCGGCCTTCTGGGCCAGCTGCTGGCGGCGCATGGCGAAGTTGTGCGGGTGCCGCGCCAGCAGGTAGTCGAGCGCATCGTCGTAGAACTGGTTGCACAGCCGCGCCGGCTCCGCGTCCTCGGTCAGCGAGGCGATCGGCTGCTCGCGCAGCTTGCGCAGGGCCAGGTTGCAGATCCCGGTGCTGGAGGAGGCCATGGCCTAGGCCGAACCGGCGGCCGGGGCATCGCCGCGGACGATGGCGGCGGCGGTTTCCTTGTCGAGGTTGCCCGCCACCTCGCGGCCGTCCCCGTCCAGCACCGACCAGCGCCCGAAGCCCTTGTGCTCGGCCCGCCAGTCCGCGCCGGCATAGCGCACGCGCGGCGCCACCGCCGGCGCTTCCCCGCCGTCCGGCGACGGATCGCCGGCGGCCGGCGTCGGCATCGTCTCGATCTGCCCACGCAGGTGCAGGGCCACGCCGTCGCTGCCGATCGCCACCACCCGCACCTCGGCCAGCGCGATCAGCGCCTGCCAGCTGCGGTCGCGGAACCGGCAGATGGTGATGGCGTCGCCGGCCCGCAGGTTGCTGCGCACGTCGAGGAAGAAGCGCGGCTGCAGCACCGTCTCGACCGCCAGCGTGGTGCGGTACTCGTGGTGCTGCTGGAACGGCATGGCGTCGGCCATGCACAGATCGGCGGGCTTGGCACGGTGTTCGCTCACAGGGTCTCTCCGCATGTCTCGGATCGCAAAAAAAGAGGGGGCGGGAGCGGACGCTCCCGCCCCCGCGCTGCGGGCCGCAGCGTCGTTCAGTTCACGGCGTAGAAGAGCATCACCCTGAGCGTGCCGGACGCCGGCAGCGCCGCCGTGCCGATGCTGAGGAAGACGATTTCCTCCGCCGCCAGCGCCGCGCCGGCCTCGTCGGCCGGCGCGAACAGGGTCGGCGTGTCGGTCGCCGTGAAGGTCGCCGCCGCCCGGTAGCGGCCGGAATCGCCACTGACGCCGACGGCAAGCGTCGACGTGCCCAGCGAGGTGTCGCTGTTGAGCACGCCATAGAGCGGTACCGCCCCCTTGGGCAGGCGCGCGACTTCGACGGTGTCCGCGGTGCCCTGGCTCGCCAGGCTCACCGTCTCGACGAAGCAGCGCACGGTGCCGTCGACGTAGCCCGGTGCGGGCACCGCCCGCGGTGAGACCCGCAGCTTCGTCATCTGCTGGCCATGCAACGTAGCCATGTCTTGGTTCTCCTTCCTCTCGTGTCGGTCGACCTCTCCTCCGAAGCTCCGTCGGGAGCGAAGGCGGATCAGCCGGTCGGGATCGCCGCGGTGTCGTCGAGGGAACCCGCGATCACCCCGGTGTCGTCGATCAGGCAGGCGCCGGCCGAGAACATGTGGTTGACGAAGTGCGCGGCGCGGTCGCCGTGCCAGGTGATGTCGGCCATCACGGACGGGTTGCCGGCGATGTTCTTGAAGTGCTTCGCCGTGGCGAAGCCGACCGCCTGCCAGTGATAGCAGAACACCTTGGCCGTCCCCGTGCCCTTGCCCGGCAGGCCGGTGTGCATGCCCCACTTCACCCCGTTCCAGTCCTTCCACCGGGGCGCGATGGCGGGACCGGACTTGAACGGCAGGTCGGCCGGTGTGACGTAGTCGGAGTCGGAGAACTCCTCCACCGTCAGCGCCATCGACCAGGCCCGGGGCGTCAGCAGGCCGTAGGCCCGGCCGTCGTTGGGCACGTCGTTGGCGAACAGCGCCTCGACCATCTCGATCAGGCTGTTGCGCACCGCCGCCTGGGTGCTCACCGTCCAGGCCACCGGCGTCTGCGTGGTCTCGTCGAGCTTGGTGGTGACCAGCTCGTCGGTCTTGCGGCCCAGCGCCCCGGCGCCGCCGATGGCGATCGCCTGGCGTTCGTCATGGTTGGTCTTGGCCTCGTCCAGGGCATCGACCCAGTCACCGGCGTAGTAGTCCTCGAACGAGCACTCGATCGCCGTGTGGTCCTGGTTCATCGGCGTGATCACGCCATGGCGCGCCTTGGTCGTCGCCGTGCCCTGGCCGATCTTCTGGAACGTCGTGTACTTGCCCTGCACGCCGCGTTTCAGGCGCACGGTGGGCAGCAGCAGCGAGCCGCGCCGCTGGTACTCGTGATGGACCTCGCGCTCGTACTGGCGCACGAAGGCCGTGTCGATCGAAGTGGACATCCCTGTCCCTCCCTCGCTGTCGGGTGAACGTGATGCCCGGGTCCTGCCGATTGCCCCTGCTCGGGCCCCGGGCCGCGCCGGCGGCACGGTCGGGGGCTGCAGGGATCGCCGGGACTGGACGCCGCCGCCGGATCGCCGGCATGGGCGCGATTGCCCGCCTTCTCGTCGCCCGTCGCGCTTCGGCGACAGGTCCTCACGCGCCCATGCCGGGCCGTGTTGGACCTGTCCACCGAAGCGCCGCAGGCGCGAAGGTGGATCGCGGCCGGCGATTGTCCGCGCGGTCGGAAACGAGAACGGCCGGCCCGAGGGCCGGCCGAAACGGTTGAATTCAGTTGCGCCGGCGCGTCAGTCGCAGGCGCGGATCGTCAGCCCCTCGGGCAATCGCGTGGCGGCGTCGCCGCAGGCGCCTTCGAGCTGGTCCTGGCGCAGTCCTTCCGCGTCGCTCAGGTTGGCGCCGGAGAGGTCGGTCTTGCGCATGCGCGCGTTCTTCAGCATCGCCCCGCTCAGGTCGGCGCCGATCAGCGAGGTCCGCTCCAGCTTGGCCGCCGTCAGGTCGGCACCCTGCAGCTTCGCATCGCGCAGGTCGGCGCGGTCGAAATCGGCGCCGCTCAACCGGGCATCGCGCAGGTCGACGTCGCTCATGTCGGTCCGCTCCAGGTCGCTTTGCCGCAGGTCGGCCTCGCGCAGGTCGGCGCCGCTCAGGTTGGCCCGCTTCATTTCCGCGTCCCGCAGGTCGGCCGCGCGCAGGCTGGCGCCCGCCAGGTCGGCTTTCTCCATGTCGACCTCGCGCAGATCGGCGCCGTCGAGTTGGGCCCGGTGCAGTTGCGTCTTCTCGAAGTCGGTGCCGCTCAGCCTGGCCCCGCTCAGGTCGGCGTCGTTGAGGATCGCCGCCTCGACCTCGGCCCGCCGCAGGTCCGCGTCGCTCAGATCGGCCCCGCTCAGGTCGACGCCCTTGAGCTCGCTCTCCCGCAGGTTGGCCCCGGTCAGGTCGGCGCTGCGCAGGTCCAGCAGCCGCAGGTCGGCCTTGTACAGATCGCAACCGCGACACGAACGCTCGGCCGCCAGCTTGTCCAGGTCCGCCTGGCTGAACGCCAGCACCGTGGTTGCCGGTGCCAGCAGCACGGCAGCGGCAAGTGCACCGATGACAACAGGATTCACGCGCCCCTCTCCCATCGACCGTGGTCGCAGGCGGCGACGATAGCCGCTGCCGCCGACATTACCAATTGCACGCCTCGGCGTGACACCAATCGCACGCCCCAGCGTGACACCAATCGCACGCC